AAGTACAGCAAGTCAAACAGGACTACGCCGACCTCGTGTCGGAAGCGTCGCCGTTCGACGCCGACGAGCTCGTCGGCAAGTTCAGCGTCGAGGACCTCCGCGAGAAGCACCAAGACCTCGTTGATGATGGTGAGGTAGAGGACCTGACTCCGGACCCTCAGTCCGGCGACCCAGACGCGGGCGACAGCGACGACGACGACGAGACGGCTATCGCCGACCTATCTGGCGAGGACCGCAAAAAGGCCGAAGAGCACGTCAATGCGCTTGAGGAGATCGGCGAACCGACGAACAGTCTAATGGAAAAAGAGCGTGACCGACGCGTCGAAGCCCTCGCTGACCTAACGGGCATGGACGCGGACAAGGTCCAGACGGAGGTAATGTAATGACCGTAAGCCCAGGACAGGTTTTCATCGGCGATAGCAGCACAGTCACGTACGAAGCGGGCGAGACGATATCGCCTGGCGATGTCGTCGGCATCGACGGCGGACAGCTCCGCCCCGTCAACAGCGGGGACACGTCACCCAACGCCATCGGCGTCGCCGGACATGGCGGTGGCGAAGACGGCGGCACGGACTACTCGCCTGGAGAGGACGTCCCTGTCCACGTAAGGGGCACGGGCGTCGTCACCAACGTTGCCGCTGGAGTCTCGGCGGGCACCGAACTCGGACCGTCGGCGACAGACGGGGAACTCGCCGCAGGCAGCGATGGGTTCGAACCCCTCACCGACGAGGGCGCGGTTGCCGGCCTGTCGTCGAACGAGAGTGTGCCGAGCGGGTTCGCTGTCGTCAAGCTACCCTAACACACAGACACGAAGGAGATAACTAACAATGCCACAGCAAGTAATCAGTCAGGAAGCAGTTCAGGCAGAGCTCGAAGAGCGCCTGCAGGAACGGCTCGTCTACCGTCGCGCGTTCCGTGACCTCGACGCAACGAGCGTCAACAGCAACACGATCAAGGTCCCGGACCCAGCCGACGCGATGTCGGAGCCGGCGGCGATAGATCCGACGGGTGACTACCCTCAAACGCGCGAAGAGTACGACAAGATAGCGATAGACCGCCAGAAGTACGGCGAGATGATCGAGGTCCCGGAAGAGGATATAATGGACAGCATCATCGATCTCGTCGCCGACCACGTCGACCTCGCCGCGCGAGAGATGGCGGAGTTCCTCGACGGTCTCGCCTACAACGAACTGTCGGCGAACCTCGCTTCCGCCTCGCCTGTCAGCGACAACAACAACGACAACCTCGTCTACGACGACATACAGGAGGGTGTCCGTGTCCTCGAAGAGAACGACGCGATGCCGGATCTCGCGTTCTTCGGACCGAAGGGCAAGGCAGACATCCTCAAGTACCTCGCCGACCGAGGCACGGACCTCGGAGACGAAGCCGTCGAGACAGGGCAGTTCGGTGCGTTCGCCGGACTCGACTTCCTCTACTCGACAACCGGCGACCTGACAGCACACGACTGCATACTCGTCGACTCGGACATCTACGGGTACGAGGCGACGTTCACACCCATCGAGACGGAACAGAAGGACGGATTCGACAACGATACGGAGAGGTACAAGGTCAAGACGCGCAAGGGCTTCAAGGCAATCAAGGGCGAAGCCGCCGTCAAGGTCCAGGGCTGATATTCATGTCTACGACCGTCTACTGCCCTCCCAGCGTACTCGGCCGCGTACACAGAGTCTGGTGCGAGGCCGAGGTCGGCACCGAGTCCCCGCTTGAGTTCGATAGCGAAGGGTACGCGGTCGTGGAGGACGACGAAGCCGCCACCCGCCTCGTAAGCAGTCGCCCGCCTGTCGAGTACGCCGAAGTAGACCCAAGTGAGGTTGGCGCAGATGACGACGAGGAGGACGAAGACGAGGAGTTCGACGCCGAGGCGTTTGTCGACCGGACGCCTGTGTCCGACGTCGTCGACGACATAGAGTCGGGCGAGTACGACGACCGCCTCGATGAAATACTCGTCGCGGAACAGGAGAACCGCGACCGCAAGACCGTCCAGGACGCCGTCGAAGAGAGGAGGTAGCCGATGGCGTACTCTCCGAGTTACGTCGAACTCTCCGACATCCCGATGGCGGGTGTCGACGACGACTACGAGGTGCAGGCGAAGGGAGACGCTCTGGAGTACGCCGAGAGCCGTCTCGAAGCCGACATCAACGAAGGCCGAGAGTTCGCGAACGACGAAGTCGAGTCCTCTCACAGGTCGGCGGTCAAGGCTCTCGCGACGCACATCCTGACGCACGAAGCAGAGGACGCCGCTTCGACGAAGCTCGGCGACCTCGCGTCAACGGGCGAGTCGATACTGAGCTACTCCAGTCACTGGCTCGACCTATACAAGGAGCTCCGTGACTCCATCGCAGAGGCGGAAGCTGACGAGGGCGAAGACAGCCGAGACCGGAATATCTCGACGACTGCGGGATGACCGACTTCGACGGCTTCGACGAGTTCGCCGAGGACCTCGACGAGTTCGCGGACCGGATGCAGGAGTTCCGCGCCCGTATCCCTGAGGCGGTCGACGTGGCTCTCAGGAAGACGTCGAGGAAGGTCGAGTCGACCGCCTCAATTAGCGCGCCAGCAGACACAGGGCGTCTTGAGAACTCCAGCTTCTCGCGACGAGAGGCACGAGACAGATGGGTCGTCGGCTTCTCTGCGGAGTACGCAAAACCCGTCGAGTTCGGTAGCGAACCCCACGTAATCACTCCGGACACGGCCGAGGCACTCAAATTCACCGTGGATGGTGAGACGGTTTACACCTCAAAAGTAAACCATCCCGGAACGCACCCCCAACCATATCTTCGGCCAGCGGTCCGCGAACACAGCAACTACCTTACGAGACAGCTTGAGCGCGAACTCGACAAGCTTGCCAAGGAGATATTCACCAGATGAACCCTCGCGGAGTTCTCGAACTCGTGAACCGCACACTCCTCGACAGCAGCCAGCTTGAGCTCGACGAGAACCAGTACATCGCTCAGGAAGCCGACGTCGAGGGCGAGGACGCGAACATCCCTCTGCCGCTCGTCGAGTCGACCGTCGTCTCGAACATCCGGGCGTCGCAGCACAACACCGACCTCGTCGGCTACACGACCGACGACAACGGCAACCGTACCGGCGAGGTCTACGACGCGACATTCGAGATGACGTTCCAGATAGCTTGCTGGACGGTCCGCGGCGCCGGGCACGACCCGGAGGCACTGATGGCCTCGGCGCGCGAGGTCCTCCGATACCACGAGACGGCTGGTCCTGCAGAACCATTCGTCGATGAAGCCGGTAACCAGGTAGACGAAATCGAGTACTTCGCGCTCCTCAACGGCGAGCCGGAAAAAGACTTCAGCAGGAGTCCGTCGCTGTACCAGACCCTTCAGGAGGCGGAGGTCTGGTTCCGTGACCGCATCACGACGACGGACCCGACGATAGAGGTGGTCGACACGCCGGAAGACGGCGACTTCGGTACGGGCAGCACAGGCAGCGTAGCGATCGAATACCAGGTATCATAGAAAGCACATGACAACATATGGGTCCATTCCAGGAGTAAGAGTACAGACACAGGGCGCGTCTATAACCGGCGTGATTGTAGGTCGAGAGCAGATACTCGTCATCTTCGGACGTGCGGACACGAACAACGGTAGCGCAACCGTCGGAGAACCGACGCAGGTAGCGTCGCGCTCCGACGCGAAAGACAAGTTCGGCGCGGATTCAGAGCTCACCGAGGCGGTCCTCGACGCCCTCGGCAACGGTGCGAACCGGGAGTTCCTGTACGCCGTACCCCTCGCGACGACCGCCGTCACCGGCGAGTCCGTGGCGGGCGGGTCCGGAACGCTCGGTAACGCACCGATTATCGAGGACCTCGGCGAGATATCCGTCCAGAACACGACCGACGGACAGGCAGCGGACAACGTCGAGTTCCGGTACGACAGCCCGCCGACGGCGCCGTCGAGCAGCAACGAGGTACATATCAACCCGCACACCGGCGAGGTCGAGGCGGGCGACACCGACGACTACAGCGTCGACTACAAGTACCTCGAATGGTCGAACGGCTTCGACGCCGCCGACAACGTCGTCAACGAGTACGAGACGGGGATATACGCGGCGCTCTCCGAGGCGGAAAGTGTCGCATCGGAGCTCGTGACGAAGGTCACAACCCTTCGCAACCAGTTCAAGATGGTGCGCGGACTCGCCGGCGCACAGCCGAACACGAACTCGTCCGAGACACCACCCGACGCCCGGTTCGACACCGGGTCGTACTCGGACGCGCTCGACGACGACGCACAGTTCGTGCACGCGCCGACGCGCCGTGAGGACAGCGCAAGACTCGTGACGGGCGGCGTAGCGGGCCTGTTCGCGGGGAACTCCCTGACGAATCCCGTCTACAACGACCCACTCAACGGCTACACAGGCGTTGAGCAGAAGCTCACGAAGGCGGAGGCGAACGACCTCCGCGACGTTGGCGTCATACCCATCCGTCAGGAAGGGTCGATCCGTGTCGCGGACAACACGTCGACGTCATCGGCGACAGACTGGGAGCGCGATTTCTTCACCCGGCGCGTCGTCGACCAGGTGATTCTGGTCGCGAAGCAGATCGGGGATTCGATAATCGGCCGTCGGAACACCGACCAGACGAGGGACATCGCCGAAGCGTCGATCCGTGGGAACATCGAGAACTTCGTTGAGGACGGGCTCCTCCGGCCGAACACGGACGACGAGCAGCGCTGGTACGTCGACGCGTACCCGGACCAGAACGATACGAACAAGGTCAACATCGACATCGGCGTGACGCCTGTCGGTGTGGTCAAGATCGTCGACGAGACGATCACTATAGAAACTTGAGGTGAAACATGGCTGACAGAGAAGAAACCGGAAAAGATGGAGTCCTGATCGTAGCGGGGAGCGAGTTCCCGTTCACAGACCTGAACTTCGACGACGATGTCGACGTATCGGCGGGCGAGAACAACCAGTCGATGTTCCGTAACCTCGTCGCGACGGGCGTGTCGTTCAGCGGCGACTTCGAGTTCGACGGAACCCGCAGTGAACTCCGAAGCGCGGTTCGGAACAGCGACGGGACGCCGAAGGAGAACCTCCGGATAATCGTCGAAGGCAGTGAGCAGAGCTACCGGTTTGAGGGAGTCATCCTAACTACCCTCTCACGTTCTTACCCCGGCGACGAACGCTCCGGTACGAGCGCCAAGTTCGAGGCCGAAAAGATGGTGCCCGCGTGATATAGATGGAGGAACACGAAGCAGTCCGCGTCTTCGACAAGATACTTGAGGGCGACGACCGCGAGATAGGCGAGGTTTCGTTGGAGACGCCTCACGGCGAGCTAGAGTTCACGCTCAATGCCGTCTCTCGCGAGACGCGGATGAACTACGCGAACACGGGTGTCGACGGCATCAGCACCGAGGACATCGACGTAGACCCCGACGAAGTCGACGATATGTCGGACAACGAGTTGATGGAAGAGGTCCTCGACAGTGGCGTCGACCTGGGGACGCTGACCCCCGACGAGGAACGCGCAGAGGCCGCCGTCGACATCGTCCAGGAGAGTCTCAACCACGAGGAACTCGCCCCGTCCGAGATAGACCGTCTCGTCGGGAAGGAGTTCTCCGACGACGTCCTCTTCAACCTCGCCGAGTACATCGCGAACGAGTCGAAGGACGTCGGAGGTGTTACCGACTTTCGCCTCGACAAGCACGGGGATTGAGCTACTCCTCGCCCACGAATACGGTTATCGGTTCCCGAACGTCGATGATGTCTCTGATCTAACCGACATCCAGTTCGCGTTCCTGCTACAAGCCCGCGCCGAGCTAAACGACCTCGAAACACCGGACGAAGTATAACATGGCCACCGCCGAAACACTCCGCGCAGTCCTAGAAGCCGACCAAGATATCTCCGCGTCGATGGAGATGATCGTCCAGTCGGTCCGACGCGCTGCAGAGCAGATGGGCGATGCATCGTCAACGTCGACGCGTCTCGCCTCGTCGCTGGATATATCCGAGAGTCAGGCGGATCGTCTCGCCGAGTCGCTACGGTCCCTCCCTGACGACGCCGTCGCCGCCTCTCAGAGCGTCAGCCAGCTCCGTCGGCGTATCGACGAACTCGGGGATGAGGATGCACAAGTCTCGGTCCAAACGTCGGCGTTGGAGGAAGCTATACAGTCGATATCCGACGACGCCGTCGCCGCGTCGTCGACAGTCTCCGCCCTACAGAGCCGTATCGAACAGATGGGTGACGAGTCGACGCAGTCGGCAGTCTCCGCCTCACTACTGTCGAATCAGATAGGGTCAATGGGCACCGAATCTGTGTCGACCGCGGCGATGCTCACGCTTCTCGCGAACCGCATCGACGAGGTCGGCGACGAGTCCATGCAGGCTTCGGCTCAGGTAGGTGGCCTCTCGTCGGCGTTCGCGGGGCTTGAGACGGGAGCCACCTTCGCAGGCGTACGGTTGAGCCTCTCGGCGCTGGTGACCGTCATGATCGGCGCAATCGCCGTAATCGGCTCCCTGACAGCCGCACTGTCGGGTCTTGCGATAGCCGCCCTCGGAGCTGGCGGAGCACTCGCGGCGATCTTCGGAGGTGGTCTACTCTTCGCGGCGGAGCAGATGGCGGCGCGCTCCAGCGAGGTCGAAGGGACGATGGAGGGGTTGCAGGAAATCGCCTCTCGTCTAAACGATGCACTTAGCGAAGCCATCGAACCTCTCAAGCAGCCGGAGTTCGCCAACGCCGCGATATCGGCTCTGGAGTCGTTGGTGAATCTCGTCAACGCGCTCGCGGAGTCCATCGCCGCTATCTCCGACCCACTCCTGCGCGCAGCGGGTGCGATAGCCGACGCCTTCCGCGAGCAGAGTACGCGTATCCTCGCCGAGTTGGAGCAGACGATAGTGGCGCTCCTCCCCCTCATCAAGGGCCTTGCATCTTGGCTTGCACAGTCGCTACCCGGCGCTCTCGCGTTCTTCCGCGAACAGGCACAGATACTTCTCCCGGTTCTCGGCGACTTCGGTTCATCTCTCCTGAGCCTCGTAGCGCAGATGTCCGCGCTCGCGTCGACGGTCCTTTCGGTGGTACTCCCGGTTCTGACGCCGGTTCTCGACACGCTGTCGTTCGCCCTGTCGCTGTTCAACCGTCTACCCCGTCCTCTGAAGCAGTTCGTGGCTGCGCTGACGGGGTTATTTATTCTGCAACAGCTCGCCGCGCTTCAGGCGACGCTCAATGCAATACATGCGGCAGGAGCGGCGATAATGAGTTCATACACCGCCGCTGTCTCAGCATTCCAGTTTGCATCGTTCCTAGCGACCGTTGCTACATGGGCTCTCAACTCTGCCCTCCTGACCCTCGGAGCACCCATCTGGCTTGTCGTCGGAGCTATTGGCGCCGTCGTCGGGGCGCTACTTGCCCTCGCCGACTACCTCGGCATCATCCCGGACTTAGGTGATATGTTCGGGGACTTCATCGACTGGGTGGGCAAGAAGCTAGATGTACTACCCGATGACGGTGACGACCTAGGTGGCGGTAATGGCAGTGGGACATCTCCACCAAGCAAACCGGTCCGAGATAGGATGAAGAGGAACGAGAAGCACGAGACGAACTACGACATCGACGTCGACGCCCGAAATAGCGGGATGTCGGAGTCACAGATATCGAAGATCGTTCAAGACGCTGTGGAGGAGGCGCGGAGGGAAGAGCATCAACGAAGCTCAGGACGCGGCGGCTAACTCAGGACTGGGACGAGGGCTCCTACTCCTGCAGATGGGAGGGATACAAATCCAATCACAATCAGATTGTCAGAGGCAAACGACGCGGAAGGACCGGATTCGGTAAGCGAGAGCATCAGGAAGACGCATGTGACATCCTCCCCGCCCTACTCACTCGGGCTTCGCCCTCGTTCCTTGAGGACGGAGCTTCCGACAACAGCCGGAAGTTCGGTTTCAGGACTCAGGCGTAGGCGTCATCTCCCGAGGTTTTCGGGTCTGTCTACGCTGTCCTGTGGCGTTCGCAAGACGTTAAGCGTCTTGCGTGCACACTGGAACCAGTCAGGTTCCAGAGGCGGTGTCACGACCGCTCCCATCCCGTGGCGAGTCATCGGTGCCGGTTTTCCAACGGCAACTCTCTCCCCACGGGTCAAGAC